AAGAAGCTCAGCAGTAATTGTGTCGGCCAGCAGGGTTCGGTTTGAGATATCGTGCATGACCTTTTTTGAAAGATCAGCATGCTTTGCATTTGCCTCCTTCAGAAGCTTTTGTATTTCCAGGTACTCGGGAAAAGATTTGCAGAATGCTGGAAACGTCATTTTGAGGCCGGACGCTGATTTTTGAAAGTGGCCGATGGCATCTGAAATTCGCGTGTCCCGATTGCGCGAAATTTCATCTTCCAATTGTTGATTCGAGTAAAGGGTGACAGTTCCATCATCTATAAGCGCGATAAGCTTGCGAAGTTCTTCAAGGTCAATACTGGTGAGGTGGTAGAAATCCAAAAGAATATTAGCGTCAAGAAATATGTGCATCGTTACCCACTCTTGCTTGGTCGCCTTTAGGACGATAACTGAAGAGGTCAGGCCGAACAATTATTCCTATCTAACGCGACCCAAGCTGAAGGCGGACCCCCAATCATTCACTGCCTTGTCGGACGCCTTGCCGCTGGAAACCCAAGCGATCATGTCGGCGGGTATGGGCAGGCCCATAGCTTTCAAGAGAAAGCGAACGTCATCGCGCCACTGGCCGACGGCGATGCCCTCGTCTGCGGCTTCGATCATCGCGGCTTGGGCCAGTGACAATGCCAGTTCGTGCTTCATTCGGGATTGGTGCAGCATGGGGTATCTCCGGCGGGGTCTAGAGAAACGGCGGCGCGGACAACCCCTCACCCGCGCCGCCACCCGGGAGGAGAAGGCCCGGGGCGACCATCAATCGCACGACCTACCTACGTCTTTTCCGTAGACGGTTCAACAGATTTGGCATTGTCCACCGCAGGTAGTCGTTGCAAAACAACAACTTGCACCGGCTTCGATTCAGACGTTACTAGAGGGAATCATGCCCTCTAGGAGCCCCGTGATGACCGATCTTGAAGAAACTTACCCCGGCCCCTTTGTGGTCGATGACACGACCGTTCCCGACGCCAAGGGCATCACGAAAGCCTTGGCTGCCCGTGCGCTGGCCGAGCCCGGCTTTGAGTATGACAAGGCTTCGAACTTCTGGCGCAACGCCGCAACGCGCGGCCTGTTGCACCCTTACCGCCGCCAAGTGGCCGCTGCCCGCCCGCATTTCCTGTATCGCTTCGATCAGGTCTTCGTTGCCGCCGTCCTGCACCGCATGAGCGAAGCCGGGTTCACCGGGGATGAGGTTTTCGCCCAAGCCGCGCTGGCCTTGAACAGCTTCCAAATCTTGGACCTCATGAGCCAAGCCGACCTTGACGCCGGAAAGCCCGTGCCCAAGGCCAACGTGCGTAACCCCGCGTCTTGGGTATGCGCGAACTTCATGGACGGGCTGCGTGGCTTCGATTTCGAGTTCTGCACTTTCCGCCACAAGGTCACTGGTCAGGCTTGGCACGCTGGTCGGGTCCATCATCAAGATACTGCGACCGGCACTGACTGGCACCTTGGGTCGGAATGGACCCGCCGCAGCATCTGGGCGCTGGAATTGGACCCCATCCTTGTCCATCTGACCCGCGATCTTCCGAAGGGCAACTAACCCATGGCATTCCCCTTCGGCCAAGCCCTGACCCGCATCTTTACCCGGCCCGCAAAGGCCGGGGCCATGCGCCGCTTTGACGGCGCGGCGGGCGGGCGGCGGGGCTTCGGCATGGGGTTCTTCCATCGGATCAACAGTGAGGTTGCCGGGGCCGGGGCTACCGTCCGCGCCCGTGCCCGCTATTTGGCGGCGAACAATCCTTGGCTCAGTCAGGCCACTTCGAATTGGGCCGGGGCTCTTGTCGGGGCCGGTATTGTGCCGACTCCCAAGCATCCCGACGCCGCAATCCGGAAGGCGCTGACAGAGGCATTCAACCGCTGGGCTGAAGACGCCGACGCCGATGGTCGCACCGACTTTTGGGGCCTTCAGGCTGACATTGCCCGGGGCCTTGTGATTGATGGCGAATGCTTTTCGCAGGTCATCATGACCGAAGACGGCCCGCGCCTTCGGATCATCCCGCCAGAACTGGTTGACGAGTCCATGACCCGGGAACTGTCCGGCGGGGGCGTAATCGTCCAAGGCGTGGAGTTTGACGGGGAAGGCCGTCGTGTGGCCTATCACGTCCTGCCCGCCCGAACCCATGACCAGTTCACAGGCTATTCCCCGCCGGTTCGGATTCCGGCTGACCAAATCCTTCACGTCCTGAAGCCCATTGCTGCCGGGCAGGTCCGGGGCGTCAGTTGGCTTGCCCCGGTCATTCTGCCCGCCAGTGAGTTCGACCAGCTTTGCGACGCCCTACTTTTGGGCGTGAAAATTGCCGCCATGCACGCGGGCTTCCTTGTCGATCAGAACGGCACGGCGGGCGAAACCTACACGGGCGAAGAGGCCGGGGGCATCCTTGAGTCTGGGCTTGAACCGGGCACCCTGAAGCGCCTGCCGACCGGCATTGATGTGAAGTTCAACACACCTTCGCAGAGCCAAGAGGTTGCGGCCTTTCTTCGCCTCAACCTGCAACAGCTTGCCGCTGGCCTTGGCCTGCCTGAGCACCTGCTTTCGGGCGATCTGACGGGGGCGAACTATTCCAGCTTGCGGGCCGGTCTTTTGCCCTTCCGGCAGCGGGTTGAGCAAATCCAGTATGGCACCCTTGTGCCGCAGTTCCTTCGCCCGATCTGGCGGCAAGTCATCACCTGGACTCTTCTGTCCGGCGATCTGGACGGCCCCGATTTTGAGGCCAGCCCCCGCGACTACATGGCCTGCGAATGGCTGCCCCCGCACTTCATGCAGGTTGATCCGGCCAAGCAGGTCCAAGCCGATGTGGCCGAGATGGAAGCGGGCCTGACCAGCCGCCGCAAGCTTGTGGCCGCCCGGGGCTGGGCATTGGAAGACCTAGACGCCGAAATCGCCGCCGACTCCTTCGCCAAGCCCAAGGAGTCGCCCGATGCTTGATGACCGCGAGGCCCGCAAGAAAGAGCAGAGCCGGGCTTCCTACGCCCGTCGGCTGGCCCGGCAGGCCCAAGAGTCTGCCGTCCGCGAGGCCAGCCCCCGACTGACTGCCAACCCCGCACATGCCACCACCATCCGCCTGCAATCGGGCAAGCGGATCAAGCCTTGCGAGGTTCCGTCTTGGAAATTCTGACCCGTCGCGCGACCTTCACGCCGGACACGTTCAACGCAGATGCGATGACCGTTGAAGCCGTGATCAGCACCTTTGCGCCCGTCACCCGTCGCGACGCCCGGGGGGCCTACACCGAACGCCTAGACCCCTTCGGCCTTGATCTGTCGGGCTTGATTGGTTCGCCGGTTTTGGACGGGCACCGGCAAGGCTCTGCCCGTGACGTGATCGGGATGATTGCCGCCCATCGCACCGAAGGCGAAAGCCTTGTGGCCACCATCCGGCTTTCGGGGGCAGCCGATGCCGCCCCGATCATCACCCGGATTCAGGAAGGCAGCGTGCGCGGAGTCAGCATCGGCTACCGCGTCACCCGCTGGGCTGACTCCCTCGATCCCGTGACCAATGCCCGCGTTCGGACGGCGGCGGCTTGGGCAATCTCCGAAGTCTCTGCCGTTCCCATCCCTGCCGACCCCGGCGCAACCTTCAGGAGCACCACCATGCCCAAGGATACCCAAGACGACGACCGCGCCGCGCTGATTCAGCGGCTTGTCGCGGCCCATGATCTGCCCGACGAATGGGCAACCCGTGTGGAAGAGGCGGGCGAAGAACTGACTGATGATGAGGTTCGCACCCAAGCGCGGGCGGCGGCGGCAGAGGCCCTTCAGACCCGCGCCCGGCAGACTCCGCGCATCCGCACCGTGGCCACGCAAGACGACCCGGCGACGGTCATGGCACGTCGCGCCGATGCCCTCTTCGCCCGTGTCTCGGGCACGGCCCCCAAGCCGGAAGCCGCGCCCTACATGGCCGAAACCCTGCGCGACCATGCCCGGGCCGCCGTGGAAGCGACGGGCACCAGCACGCGGGGCATGGACGCTGACCAGCTTTTCCGGGCCGCGATGCATACCACCAGCGACTTCCCTTTCCTTCTGACCAGCACCGGCAATCGGACCCTCATGGGGGCCTATCAGGCCGCGCAAAGCCCGATCAAGACCACCTTGGCCCGGCAAGCGACCATGACCGACTTCCGGCCCGCAACCCGCCTGAAGCTGTCCGACGTGGGCCTTCTGGAAAAGGTCAGCGAGTCCGGCGAGATCAAGAGCACGACCCGGGGCGAAGCCGCCGAGTCCTATGCTCTGGACACCTACGCCACGCAGTTCGCTATCAGCCGCAAGGCCCTGATCAATGACGACCTTGGGGCCTTCCGCGATTGGGGCGCGACCGCCGGGCGCATGGCAGCCGAGACGGAAGCGAACCTTCTGTTGAAGCTCTTGCTGTCCAATCCGGTCATGGGCGAAGACGGGCTGGCCCTCTTCCATGCGACGCACGGCAACCTTGCCGCCGCCGCTGCCCTGTCTGTTGCGACGCTGGACGCTGCCCGCAAGGCCATGCGTGGAATGAAGGCGCTGGATGGCAAGACCCCGATCAATGCCACGCCCCGATTCCTTGTCGTGGGGCCGGATGAAGAGACGGCGGCGGAACAGGTCTTGGCTTCGATCTATGCCGCGACCTTGGCCGATGTGAACGTCTTCAGCGGCAAGCTGACCCTCTTGGTTGAACCGCGCATCACCGATGACCGCTTCTACATCTTCGCCGACCCGGCAGTTCTGCCCGTGCTGGAATATGCCTACCTGTCTTCGGCCCAAGGCCCGCAGATGGCATCCCGTGAAGGCTGGGACGTGCTGGGAATGGAGTTCCGCGTTGTCTTGGACTTCGGTTGCGGCGCTGTCGATTGGCGCGGCGCGTTCTTCAATCCGGGGGCCTGATCATGTCCTACGGGCTGACCGCGCCCGGGCAACGGGCTCATGACCTTCGCAAGGCCCGGGAAAGCCTTCAGGACGCCCGCTTTCAAGGCGTCCTGACCTTCCGGGACCAGAA